AACCACCACCGCCGCCACCACCGCCACCGGGTGAATTAGTAACGGCAGTTGCACCTGAACCACCGCCACCATAAGCATTACCGCCAAATCCATTAAACGGATTACACGCTGCCGGTCTGCTTGCACCGCCATTTGGACTTGCTCCACCGGTGCCGCCTAAATACCATTGATTTCCGCCAGAACAATCGCTAGATGAACCACTGCCACCGCCTGAGCCGTTTGTATTTATGTCACCGCCTGAAGCAGAGCCACCACCACCACCGCCACCCGGATTACTGCCGCGTCCACCGCCACCTGCTGTCAAACTAAGAGAAGAAACAGTTGATGAGCTACCGCTAGTATTGTTACTAGATGGTGGATTTGAACCAAAACGAGCAGAGCCACCTGCGCCGCCGCCGCCCCATAATTCTATAACAAGAGTTGATGTACCTGCCGGAACTGTAAAAGTACCGCTGCTTGTATAAACTTGCGACCCCGGTGTAAATGCCGTTGCTCCATAAAAATCAGATAAACTAATCTCTCCGGACGCAGGTATACCTGATGCTGCTGAATAATACTCACTTAAAGAGTGAGGGACAGTACCGCCAAATTCATCAACAATATCTTGGATGCTAATTTGACCAGAAGTTTGCAGTGCCATTACTAACCCCTATTAAACAGTGCCGTAAGCAGTAACGTCGCCAACAACAGTTAGATTGCCTGTTGCGTCTAGCTTCATCTTGTTTGTGCCGCCAGTAGCAAAGTACAAAACACCTGATGATTCAGTAACCGTCCAGTTACCTAAATCAACCGTTGTGATGTTAGCGGTTGTTGAAGTGAGTGTAGTAACAGTCAGTGTTGCTGCTGTATCACCTGCTGCCAACTTGCCGTCAATCTGTGTCTGTATCGCAGAGGTAACGCCATCAACGTAATTAAGCTCTGCTGTGGTAGCAGTAACACCATCTAAAATGTTTAGCTCGGTCGCAGTTGATGTAACTGCTGTGCCGTTGATTGTCAGCGTAGAAATGTTAGGCGCAATAGCAGTCGTGCCATCGAGCAAATCATCTAACGTATCAAAGTTAGTATTGAGTTTAGTACCCCAAGTATCCTCGGAAGCACCGACTTCTGGCTTCGTCAGACCGTATGTGGTTGTCGTAGTATCAGCCATTAGTTAATCCTCAAGCTACATTAGTCCAAGTTACGGAAGTTACAGGGATTGTATCCCAAATTTGTGAATCTATGCCAATAGGTTCCCACTTTTCTCGGCCATCGACCGATGCAAACGTCGAAACGCCTTGCGATGTCTGAGCTGTGTTGTTTCTCAGTCTAATCACTCGTGGTACAGATGCAGATGCAGTGCCAGACATACTGACAGCTACGGTAATCGAGAATACGCCAGTTGCTGTGGTTGAGGCTATGCCAGCTGGGTTAGCAGATGATTGGCGATAACGCATTGCCGCCGATGTCAGGCTAGCAGATGCGCTTGTAGAGCCAACACCGTCAACTACGGTCAATGCGGCAGAAGATGTACTCGCAGATGCAGCAGATGTTGCTGAGCCTTGATAAACCTTCAATCCTGCTGTGCTAAACGATGCTGATGAAGATACGGTAGCAGATGCTTCCTTAACCTCAGTAGCAGCAGAAGCCGTAGCAGATACAGCCTGTATGGTACTTGCAGCACCCTCGATTACAAATACGCCTGATGCGGACGCAGACGCAGAAGCCGCTATTGTATTAGCAGCCCCGTCTACATATTTGGTCGCGGAAAAGTATCCGTAACCAAAGACCGCATCACCGTATAGAGACATCTATTAGTCCAGAGTGATGTCTAAATCGCCCGCAGGGATTCGGAATACGTCACCAGTATCGATAGTCTTAGATGCAGTCAGTGCAGCGTATGCGAGCATATTGCCTGCGGTAGATGCGTCCCAGATACCAACGTGAGTTACAGTGCCATAACCTGCTGTAGCAGTTGGGTATTCAACAGCCGCTGATGTGGTCGCAGTGTTGCCAGATACAGTAAATGAACCTGCTTGGCGAACATAACCACCGCCAGAAACTTCAGCACCTGAAGCATCTTCGTCTGGGTTAGCAGTGTGCAAAGACACATAAACTGCTGATGGTGAAGTGTATGCGTTGTTAGCGAAAACGTGGTCTAACAACTCGGTTTCTAGGTAATTAGAGAAAGACATTAGCCCAATCCTCGTACTTTAAGTGTCATGCCAGAGCCGGAATAACGTGCCTTCTCAGACGACATATTTACATTTTGTACAGCAGCCGCGTACATCTGACTCCAGACTGCGACTCTAGCATCTTCAGCCAAGTATGGCGCACTGTGGAGCAAAGCCCCATATAGGTAAACGTCTGGCGCGTCAGTCAACAACCAGTTGGTACTGTTGGTCGCCAAATCAGGAATCTTTTGATAATACAACAGCTCGAAGTCAGTGTCTTCAGTAGGCGTTGGATATAGCTCGAACTGGCCATCAGCGTGGCAGTAGTAATAGGGTAATACCGTAGATACGTTCTCATTCTTGGCACGGATATCTGCGATAGCAGCTCGTGATGCCAACGTAAGCGCTGAAGTACCTGAGCCTGTAAGCGTAAACCTAATGGTCTCAAGCCAATCGCTTGGAACCTGCATATACTGGTCGCCGCCTGTCTGCTGGCCAGTAGCACGCTGTTCCATATTGTAGTGGCGAATCTCACGATTCATCTGAGCTTCAGCCAACTGGATGAACGTAGGAATGACAGACGTTAGGTCGTCTCGGTTCAGAAAGTCCGCGATGCTGGTCTGTAGGTTTGTGTAGTTAGTAATAGCCATTATCTTTCGTATCCAAAGAACTGCGGGTATTTATCCAACACTTCGGCTTCAAAGTCCATTGAATCTTCTGTGCGCTTGATTGGTCGATACAGGTTGCTCTTAGACCACTCTTGCAAGATATTCACTACATCTTGCTCTGAGAGTGGTACAGACTCAGCTCGAACGATAGGTTGACCGCCTTCGCCTTGAGACTCTAACCAGCCTAGCATTCCGTCATGTGTAACCGCCTGTTTGCCTGTCTTCTCAGAGATAGATGGCTCTAGCTCAGGATACTCGCCGTAATAGCGATACTCGCCAGTCAGGTTCTTGATGGCGTCGAGGATTCCGAAGAGTTCTTGTTCAGACATTTTAGGCATCGTCTGATTATACAGAGTTTCCTCGTCAGGCAACACCTTTGACGTTTCGTCGTATCGCAGTACCCCAAGAGTTACTAATAGGACTATAGCCGACAGCGAAATAGCGGAAAGCGTCCGCTCCGTGTGATGCCCAGTCATGTTTTGGTCTACCTTGCCATGCCTTGTTGGTCTCATTGTACTCACGGTGATACTGACGTAAACAGTCAATACCTCGCTCGACCTTCTCAGCATCGAACCAGCAGCGTGGAAGAATAGACCTCACAGCCTGTATGCCGTCGTCTACGCCGAGTTTAGGTGCAATGGTGATAGGACGTATGCCTAGATTGTCTAACGTCTCTATCCGGCTTTTTCCAGAGCCTAGCTCTTTCACCTGTACGTCGTGCGGAAGGATATGCTCAGAGTATACATAGCCTTTCTCTTGCAGGACACGAGCGTAGTGGTCTAGCCCGACGCCGTTCTGTTCGTAGTAGTCGATAACTCGTATTTCAGCACCGGCAACTTGAATGAACCAGATTGATGTGGAATCACCAATACCCAAGTCCCAGCTTGTGATAACCCCCAGACTAGGCTCATAAGGAACAAAACCAATCCGGCCAGAGCTTTTAGCATCACGCATCTCGATTGCATAGTAAGCACCGTCATTGTGTGTAAGGTAGTCGCCCAGCCAGATGTGGTCGTAGGCTTCGGGCCGCTTCTCTTGGTCAGTCTGGCGTTCTAGCTCTAAGACTTCAGGGAACCATGGGTTATCCATGTAGTTCATCTCGACAATCTTAGCGCCGTCAGGTGGGTCTTCACGGAAGCGCTTGTGAGTCGCAGATTCTTTTGACTCAGGGTTCCATGTCACCCATATCTCAGAGTCATGCTCACGGACTGTAGGTATTAGCTTGGACCATGCGGTCTCTGACACTGTCTCAGCCTCGTCCACCCATGCCAGCAAGATACGGGCCTTAGACTTGATTGAGTCTAGGTTACGTCGTAAGCCAGCAAAGACGTAAGAGACTCGACCGTCCTTACTACGAATAAACTTCTCCCCCACTTCGTAGTAGTCAGCTAGCCAAGGTACTTCGCTTATCGCAGCTTTAATCTCTTCGAGTGACGAATCATCGAGAGAGTTCATAAACTCACGACCGCAGAGTATCTGGCCAGTTTTACCCGCCATCCCCCATTGATAGCCACGTACAGCTGTCATTAACGCAAAGGTACGAGTCTTACCGCTACCACGACCACCATAGGCGCCACGGTAACGAGACTTACCCTCGAAGACTGGTACGAGCTTATTCGGTATCTTCAGCTGAGCTTTCATTGGTGACCCCAACCAATTCAACAACAACAGGCTTCATTGAGCCGTCTGAGCTTGTAACGTCTTGTGAGACTTTGTCTGAGTAGTCGTGCTTAGC